AGTACTGATCCGAGATTTCGCAGATCGCTCCCCATTCGGCGCGCGTCAGCGTGACGGAATCAGCGCCTGCGGCGAAGAGCTTGTCGACCTCGGCGATTGTGGAGGGCATGGAGGCGCTTCCGTGCGCGGTTCCATCGAAGGATAGACGGCGGCGTCTCAGCGCTTAGGACGATACATACCAGACGAACGCGCCCATCGCGATCCACGCCGCGCCGACGACGATAGCTGCCCAGTGCAGCCGACTTTGCGGCACAAACAGTCTCATGCCTGACAGCGGGTGTCGGAAAACCAGTCCTGGCGGCGGATTGATCAACCACGGCCACTTCCGAACGCCGCCGACAATCATCAACGTACCTCCGACGAAAGCAGCGATGACAAAAATGTAGACCATCATTCAATCCCGTCGGAGTTCATGCCGCCAACCGATGCTCATAATACGGCCGCCAGCGATCATCGAGGATGCGATAGGCCACCTGTAGATCGCCCTTCGGATCGAGCCAGGCATCGAGGTTCTCGGCCTTGATCGGAATGACGCAGCGATCGTGCCCCGCAGCTGCGACCTCGGCCGGTGGCTCGTCCGTGATCGCGGCGAACGATAGCAGCGATTCCTCGCCCTCGGTCCAGTGCGACCACAGACACGCGAGCAGCATGTCCTGTGTAGGCTTCGGCCGGAATTCGAGGACGACGTTCTCTTCCTTTTCGCCCTCGCGCAGTTCGCGCCCCTCGGTGCGGTGCTTGCTGACGTTCTCGAAGAAGGCGTTAGCGACCATGATCGCGTGGTGCGATCCGAACTGATCCTTCCAGAAGCCCTCCAGTGAGTCCCTGCGCGCGTTGTAGGTGCCGGGATACTTCGTGTCGTAGAAGGCCGGCTTGCCCGCTGGGCGGCACTGGTAGCGCATGGGGACGAGGATACGGTGACCCTGCTTCATGACCAGGACCGGCGCATACCAGCCGGGGAAGATTCGATGGTCCTCGTCGTTGAGCTCGTCGCGGCGCAGGTCGTTGAGCTTGCCGAGGCACCATTCGACCTTGTCGGTCGCGATGCGCTTGCTCTCCTGCGCCGCCTTGGTCGTCTTCGTCTGCAAGGTGCGCTCGGCATCCGCGAGGCGCTTGCGCTGCTTGAACAGCTCCTGCTCCAGCTTCGTCGCCTGCTCGGCGTTGTAGGCCGAGATCATCTCGGCGATCTGGCGTTCCTCATCCGTCTCCGGTTCGGAGAACGCGGCGTCCATCGCCTTCGGGATCTTGATCCTGGCGCCCCGGCTACGGTCCCAGTAGAGCTTGAAGAACGCCTTGATGCTCATCGTCGCGCCGAACTCGCGGACGTACTTCTTGTAGCCGGCTCGGATCTGGGCTGAGTAGCACATGCAGCGAGGATAGCCGGGTTCTTGCGGTGCCGGGAGATCGAACCTTAGAGGGCGTAGCGGCCGCACATGCAGCGCGTTCGTTGCCTACTTCTTCGGTCGGGTGGGGATTCCACCGGGTCTTAGTTCCACGGGCAGGACTACTCGTCGCCACTTTACGAAAGGCTGCACGCCGAACGAGATGAGGAACAATGCGCCGACAGCCCCAAGCAAGCCGGTAAAGAGTGCGGACATGATCATGGCTGCATGCACAAGCCTAAAGGAACCCCAAAACTGAAGGAAACCGCCCTGAAAAGAGGGAAGAGGGCTCGCCTCATACACCTCGCGATCAACCAAGCCCGTGCCGATGGCGCCGATCAGAAGTAATGCTCCGATCCATAAGGCTGGCCATTCGAATGCTTCGCGAAGCGGCTTTGTATCCTCAGGAGGCAGCTCCTTGATACAAATGGTTCTTTCGAGATCTTCCGCCCTGAGATGAAGCTTCAGATCTCTCGAATTAATCGCTTCACTCAATAAGATCTTCGCGACAAAGAACTCATTGCGATTGAGCATCGGAACCGACAGGCTCACGTGCTGTTCGCCGTCGTCGCCAACCGGAAGACGTGCGACAGAGGCGCCGAGATCCGCAGGCTTCTGGTATATCAAAGAAGCGTCGAGAATCTGACTCGAACTAGGGATCGTCATGTTCGGTGCTTCAGCGAATGTGATAGCTCGAACACCCGTGTTCGCGACAATTACCTGCAGGTGATGTAGAGCGCCGACAGTTGTCCGCAATCCTGCATTCACGGTGATTGCATTGGCAGCGTCATTCGCGGGCGGTGGTTCGGGATCATGGAATTGAACTACCAAACGATTCCGCACATCTTGATCAACTCGCGACAACGGCTGATCGTCCACTAGGAGAAAGAACGAAAGCGACTTGCTGACCGTGAGGCGATAGTAGACGTGCGCGATAATTATCGCGGCGACAATTCCGGTGATCCAGAGCGTCGCTTCCATTCAGAAATCTGCCGGTCTTAGGGGCACTGCGGAAGCGATAAGAGATTGTCGTTCCATTTGCCGTCAGCGTAGGTCCTCAGAAACGGAGCCCTGCCATCTGCGGCAAAAACGCCGATATATGCTCGTGTGCCCGTGACTGGGTCGAGCACGTAGAACGTGTTCGTTTTCGCCCTAATGCTCTCGATCACCTGCTCTCGCGTCCATTTCCAGCCGGCTGCCGGATTCCCAATGTGCGTAATGTGCTCGTGCGCATTCTGCGGATGCGATTTGGTGATGCATGTAACGAGTACGTCAGCCACGGGAAACCTCGAGGTTGCTACTTGCATACTCATGTTATCAGGTCTTCTTGGCCGCGTTCTGCTTGGAACTGTTACCAGCGAGGGCAGAAGAATGCGGGCCGCAGAGGGCCTCGCATGGGTGCCGTCCGCATCACGCCGCCTTCTTCTCGCCCTGCAAGATCCTGAGGCGCGTTCCGCCGTTCGGAGGCGGAGTCCCCATCGGGGCCGCTAGCGCCGTCTTCAGCTGCGCTGCGGACAGCGGAGCGTCCTTCTCATACTTTTCGATGAGCAGCCCAAGGATGTCGCGCGTCGCGTTCGGCTGGGCCAGATACCCGGCGTCGCCAGCGTTCGCGAGCAAACCGATTGCCAGACTCAACAGTCCGACGTCGTTGTGCAGCGCTTGGATGTGCCGAACGATGTCCTTGAACGCTTTCCCGATGCTGGCAGGATCAGCGGGGTCAATGCTGATCGTCTCTTGCTTTTCGATGTTCATCTCGACCTCGCTTCAATGGCTTTCAGTTGCGGAAGGATCAGCCTCGCGAGCTGATCCGATAGTTGTTCCTTCGTTCCGCCCAAGATCGTTGCGCCGCTGAAGTCGACCGTGACGCCGGTAACCGCAGTGCCGCGCTGAGTCGTGTTCCCGGCGCCGGCAGAGTTGCCGCCTTCGGTGCTCGTTCCGCTGCCGCTCTCGGTCGACGTGTCGCGAGCTTTCTGTTGCTCCTTGATGTTTTTTAGCTTTAGCTCGTGCAGCTCGTCTTCGAGCTTCTTGAGCTTGTTGTATTCCTGCACGTTGAGCGCGCCGTCGAGCGTCGCTTCGTCCTTGATGTCCTGTAGCGCCTTCTTGTGCCGCGCATCCTCGCTGGCTTCGTCGTCGTCGTTCTCCTGCGCGATCTGATCCAGCAAGTCCTGCTCCGTGGCCTTGAGCCGCGCGAGCTGATCGATCTGCTTCTGGATCGCTTCGCTCGTCCCGGTCATGACCTCCCGGATGCGATCCTCGTACTGCTCCAGCGTGAGGCCGCCGGCGTTCAGCTGCTCCCCGATCTCGCGTAGACCTCGCAGCTGATCGGCCGTGAGCAGGACGATTGCGCTGTCGGCGCTCGCTGCGGCGTTCGCCGTCTTCGCGAGGGCGTCCGCCCACGCATCCGTGCGTGCGCTGAACTCGTCGCCGCTTTCGTGGCCGATGGCGTCATCGACTTTCTTGACGGCATCGGCCGTCTTGTCGGCTGCGTCACTCGCCGTGTTCATGCCGTCGGCGATCCGATCTCCCGCGTCCTTGCCGGCGCGCCCCGACTTCTCCAGGGCATCCGAGACGTTGAAGATGCTGGCCTGCAGTGCGATCTGCTCTTCGACCTGGTCCTTCGTCGTCGAGCTGCTATCCGCTGCCGCAGCGCGTGCCGCATCCGCCCATGCCTTGAAGGCTCGGACGACGTCCTCCTGCGCTGCTGTTCCTTCGCGTGCGCCCTGAACAATCGCGTCGAACGCTTCCTTGGCGTTATCTCTCGCCGCCACCAGCGACGCCTGGCTCTTGATGCCGAGCAGATCGAACTGCGAAGCCAGCGGCGTGACGCTCGCCTGAAGCGTCCTGAGCCGCTCGTCGAGGTCGCGACTCGCTTCCGAGAGTTCCTTGAGGCCAATCGCGCCTCGCGCACCAGCGGCCTGCAGGGCGTCTCCCAGGGCCTTCGCTTCATCCACGGTCTTGGCGCTGGCGATGGCCGAGTCGAAGGCGGCCTCGATCGTCTTCGCAGTGGCTTGTACGTTGCTGGCCACCGTGTTGAAGGCGGCGATCGTATCGGCCCCGCTCTTCGTGATCTTCTCGCCGGTGTCCTCGGCCTTCGTGCCGAGCTGGTCGAGAGCGGCTTCCAGCGTCGCCTTGAGTACCGCGCTCGTCTTCTCGGCACCTTCTCCGAGCTGCCCGATCGCGAAGCTGGCGCCGGTCTGGAACTGCAGTAGGTCTTCGCCGCTGAGATCCTTGAGCGCCTTCAGGAGCGTCGCGTTCAGCGTATCCGCGGCCTTGCCGCCTTCCGCTGCGACGTGATCGAAGGCCGTCGCGAAGTCCCCGACTGCGCTGATGTTGCCCTTGAGGTCGAGGCCTTCGAAGGTCTTCTGGATCTCCTCGCCGACCGCCTTGCTGTCGTTCTTGATTTCCTCGAAGTGATCGGCGAGCAGCTGAGCGGCCGGCGAGAGCTTCGTCGTCACGGCATCGGCGACGGCTTGTGTCGCCTGCGTGAGCGCTTCCTGGCCCTTCTTCGCCGCGTCGAGCTGAATCTTGAGCTGGGCAAGCCGATCCAGTTGAGCCTTGTCAGCGAGGCCGGCGCGATCGAGATTCGTGATGTATAGGACCTGCGCCTGCAGGTACTTCGTGAGGCCAGCGAGGCGTTCGGCGTACGCGTCGCGCTCGGTGTCCGAGAGTTTCGCGACGGCGGCCGCACTGAGCACGTTCTGCTCGCGATACTGCGCGAGGCTCGCCGCGACCTCTGCGAAGTGCACGGCGTTTGCTTGGATGTCATCAGCGACCTTCCTCTGCAGGTCGCCGTTCTTGAGGATGCTGTCGTTGAGCGTCAGATAGAGCTTCGCGAGTTCCTCACCAGTCGCAATGGCAGCTTCTACGCCGAGCACCGCGATCGCGATCGCTACGTTCCCGGGAATGCCCTTGATGCTCTTCGCGACCTTATCGGTTCCCTTCGCCGCCTCCGTGGCGGCCTTGCCCGTACCCACGAAGCCCAGCGATACCTTGGCGAGGTCAAGCGCAACGCCGCTGATTTTGAGGGCAGCGTAAGCCTCCGCGACCACCGTGATCGCTCGGGCATGATCGAGCAGGAACTTCGCCGCGCCGCCGATCGCCTTGGCGCCATTGACGATCCCTTCGCTGATGGACTTCGCGATCTCCTGCAGCTTGCCGTTCTTCGCTGCTTCTTCGACTTCCGCGTTGAGCTTCTTGATTTGCTCCCGGAAGAAATCGAGAGCGCCACTCTTGGCGATCGTCTCGAGGAATTCCCGACCGGAGTCTTTGAGCTTCGTCAGCTGCGAATCGAAGTCGCCAAGCTCGTCAGCGGAAGCGCCGGTACGGAGCTGGCCGAGAGCCGTAACGAGCTGCTTGATCGCGTCCTGCCCGAGCTGCCCCGTTTCCGCGAGCTGGCGCACTCGGTCAGCGGAGACGCCCATCGTCTTGCCGAGCAAGTCGAAGACCGGGATGCCGGCTTCGGTCAGCGTGACGAGCGATTTGATGTTGACCGCGCCCTTGATGTTCGCCTTGCCGAGCGCCTCGATCGTAGCGATCAGCTCTTCCTGGCTCTGATTCGTCGCGTTCGCGTTGTCGAGCAGCGCCTGAAGGGAACCATCGAGCGGATCGAAGCCGGCTTTGCGCAGAGCGATCGCCGCGTCGCTGACGTCGGTGAAACTCTGAGGGACGCCCTTCGCAAACTCGCGGACCTTCTCGAATGCGGCCGCGCCTTGCTCGATACCGCCGAACGCAGTGGCGAAGCGCTTCTGGAGATCGTCGAGATCCTCGCCGGCCTTGAGAATTTCCTCGATTTCATCTTTCAGCTTGTCGAGGCCGACGAATGCCGCGATGCCGGCGAGTGCGGCACGAAGCTGGCCGATCGAGTCAGCAGTTTTCTTGTATGACGCCGAGACTCGTGCGTTGTTGCGCTCCGTTGCATCCGCCGTCTTGTCACTCTCGGAGCGGTTAGCGCTGAGCGCGCCAGTGATCTTCTTCAGACCGGCGGTAATTCCATCCTTGAGCGAATAGACGATCTCGACGATGTTTGCCATGTCAGCGGATTCCCGACTGCTTCAACGCGAAAGCGATCTCGCGCTGTAGTTCGATGGGTAGGCGCGTCTCCCAGGTCTTGCGGCCGACGTCCTGAATGTCTTCGCGCTTGAATTCCGAGAACGCCGAAGGGCCATAGAGGGCGCGAATCGGCAATCGTCCCGCGCGTTTGCCGCCAACGATCTTGCGGCTGAATATCTGGCGATTGCCGTTGCGGCCGATCGCGATGAAGGTTCCTGTATAGGTATGCCGGCCCTTGTCGCGAAACACCTGAGCGGACGCACCTTCAGATTTCATGCCCCGCCAGCGGCCACCGAATTCGATGAGGCCGATCGGTCGCTGCTCGACACGAATGACGATCGAGGGCGCATCTGGGGTTGCGCGCCTGCTGATCTTTGTTGCCTCGCGAATACGGCTGACGCGGACATTGAGTCGCTGCGTAACGGCGCGGGTCTGTGCGGTCAAAACGCTCGTGCCCGCGCGGTTGACCGCTCTGGCTTCGGCTTTCGCCGTCGCCCCGGCGAGCTGAGTGAAGCCGCGCTCAAGTTCCTTCAGGCCGACAACGCGAAAGGTCATGCGGCTTTCTCCTGGTAGCGTTTGATGCGCTCCTCGATATCGGGCGGAATTGCACTTCGCGCGAGGCCGTGCAGGGCTTCGTAGACGAGATCGTTGAGCACCGCGAACACGTGGCCCTCGTCCTTTCTAGCCACGAGCGGTGCCGCACGATTCGGCAACGCCAGGAGTCGGCCGCGTGTCTCGCCCATCATGGATTGCCAGTGCGCGACGATCGCTTTCGCGGAAATGAGTTCGCCCCGCTTCTCGCCGATTTCGAGCCGAATCCGCTCCTGCTGAAGGACAGCGAGCTTTGCCCGCTCTGCATTGAGATCGAGCCGATCGTCCGAATGGAGATGCGCGAAGACGTCGGCGAGGCGATACAAGCGTTCCGTTCGCTTCCCGACCTTGCGCTCCTCGACGGGCTCCAGCCCTTCCAGACGTCGACCCAAGGCACGCCGATCCATGCCGAGCTCGCAGGCAAGGCGACTCAATGTCCATCGCTCAGGAACCACCGGCTGCGCGATCCAGTGCGACGATCACCTCATCGCCCGGCCAGTCGAGTGCGGAGAGCGCATCGTCAAACTCAGCGCGCACCTTGGACTCGATTTCTTCCCGGCTGAGGGGCGAAACCTCGGCCAATCGCTCGGCAAGGCGAACGATGATGGGCTCGCATTTCGCACGAATCGCAGCGGCCCGGGAATCCCAATCGGCCCTCAGGTCTGCCATGGTTTCGGTCATCTCGGGTCCTTTGTGGTGGCGCATATACGTGGTCTGGCGCTAGCGGATCGCCGCGCTCTGCGTCCCCGTAGCAAGGTCCGCGTCGGCAGGGGCCCCGCTATTGGTCGGCCACTGCGGCCAGCCGGAAGCGGCGCTGTGACTTTGTTTGAGAGGCCAGGCTGTGGAAGCCTTGGAGTTCGAAAAACTGTCGAGCACCGCGACCCGCGCGCCCGTGGTTGGGTTTGATCCATTGGGACCCTCGTCTACCGGCGAGCACTCGGACCTTGTGCGATCGACGTCGCCGGGTTTGTCTTCTTGATTCCGCCCTCGTCCCACCACTCCTGCACTGTCTTATCGCCGTCTTGGCGCAGCACCTGATATCGGTTCTCGCAGTAGTTGAACTCTGCCCTGCCGATGACCTTCGCAGTCGTGTACCCGTCGCTCTTGGTGACGGTTTGGCCTAGCTGGAATGCGAAAGACATGCACGAATCCTTTGAAGTCGTTGAAGGTCAATCAGTCGGTAAGGACCCGCGACGAGGCCCCGGAGGCAGTGACCTCGTCGCGGGTATCGCTCCGGATGAGCGAACTCGTGGAGAGAGGGAAGCCCGCGGCAGCTGGCAACTGAGGGGGTACCAGCCGCCGCGGGTTCGCCTCGGCCTCGACGGAAGCAGCCGTCATCCGTCGAGACAACTCGATGAGTGCAATGCGCGACACCACCTTTGCTAATCGATCTCCGGGAACGTCAGGTCGAAGCCAATGGCGGCGAGATGCTCCGTCAGCTCTTCGTCTTGCACACGCCGCAGATGGCTGGTGTTCCAGTAGTCCGCGTGCTGCTGTAGGCCCGGCAGCACCGCTTCCTCCTCAATCAGGCCAGGGATATAGGAATCGATGGTTCTCGTGACCGTCTCTTCGATCTCGATCGGCTCGACCAAAACGCCGCCTTGCGTGCAGGGCCTGCCGTTCAAGGTGAAATGAACTTTGCCGTACGCCGGGTGCCGTGGGTCGCCCCAGTCGACCGTGCGCTTGACCGTCTCTTCGTAGCGGTGGACCGGTCGGCAGCGAATCGCATTCGGGGAACCGACGTGTGTTCCCGGTTGGCGTCGTGAGAGGAAGTAGTTGATGCGTTCGATGTACCTGGAGATCGCTGCGAGCTTGGTAATCGCAGCGCTCGCCTTCTCCGCGGCTTTTGCGTATTCGGTACGGAGGACCTTTTCGCCGAGTTCGCGTGCCGCTTCACCGCGAGTGATCAAGTCGTCAATCAGAGACTGCCGAACTTTCGCGTTCGCATCGATCAGTCGCTGACTGCGAACTTCGATGCGCTCGATGATCCGGAGCTGCTTCGAGCGGCTCGCGCCGATCTTCAGCTCGATGTCGTCGATTTCTGCGTCGTCGGCGTCCGCGAGGCGGGACTTGCGCAGCTCGATCAGCTCTCGTTCGTTGGCTTCCTCGGCAGCGAGGAGCTTGCGATCGTCGGCGATGCGCGCGGCTTCGGCCTCGGCTTCTGGGCCGATGGGTGCCGGGAGTGTGTCTTCGTGCGTGGCCATGTCCATGGCCGCAATCTACCCTGAAGCCTAAAAAAGCCATTGCCTCGAAACGTGTTGAATCCGATTTAATCGTGTTGAAACGTAGTTTTCTACGCAGCCTTGAGATCGACCGCAGGCTCATTGCGGCTGCCCCAGAACCATGCGTCGATGGACTCCTTCTGATATGTCATCAGGCGCGTACCTTCCGGTGCGAAATAATTCGGACCTACACCGCGATTGCGCCAGTCCATTAGCATTCGCGCATTCACACCTTCGTTTTGCGTGAGCCACGCGATGTACGTTGCCGCAGCATCCTGATTCAACGTCCCCTCGGTCGTGATCGGCAGCTTTGGAGGCGGAATGAGCACGAACTCCGGCTCTGGGATCGCCGGAGGGGGGAGTTCTTCGGATTTCTCTTGTAGATGGTTCACGCGAGCACCTCACGCCGCGCTACGATTGTTGGCGCGTCTTGGATCAAACGGGGAGAACGGCAATGGCTACGAAGGTGAAAGATCGCGGCGGCGCGCCGATGAAGAAGGCGAAATCCAAGACCGGTCAATCCGCGCTGGTTTCGCGAGTCGGCGGAGGTTCCGTTGGGCGCTCGCTTCGCGGCGGCGGCGGCAACGAAGCGGGGAACGGTCGCACCAAACGTGGTGGTGGCGTGGATATCGGCAACGGCAAGCGTAAGCCGACTAAGGCTGGGCAGAACACGGGCAACGGAAGCCGTCGTAAGAAGGCCAGAGGCGGCGGCGGTGATACTGTCGGCAACGGCTAGGACGGTGAAACGTCGCACTGTCGAGACTGTCGCCACGTGTCTCTTCGCCACCGTCCTCGACTTGGTCGTCGGCGCAGTCACGCTTGCGATTCTCGCGGCGGGAACGTACGCGAATCGGACGCACGGGCGGAAGTGATCGGCGCCGATCATTCGCCCCTCCGGCCCGCATAATCGTCGGCCGAACAAGCCCGAAGGTGCTCAGGTTCCCCACCATGAGCAAGTTGAGCACCTTGAGCTTCTTGGGCACCTTCGACGGCGTCAAACCCGCGAAGATGCTCACTCTTACCAAAGAAGCTCAACTCTGTGTCTGCGCGCGTGAGCGCCTTTGCGGAAGCATCATTCGGGAGAGACCAGGACCAGCCACCGTCTTTGGAAAACCCCGTCCTCTTCGACTTGACGCCAAGCTCATCTTTCGCTCGGCGCAGCGTCGACCAGCTGAAGCCGGCTTCCCTGCCATCGGCCTGGATGTCCTTGACCGAAACCGGGCCGTTGGCCAGAAGTTCTGTCAGGAAGTCCTGCGCGTCGTCGCGTGCTGCGCGCGGCGACTCATGCATCGGCGCGAGGGCTTCGTCCGCGCTGACCGTGACCGGATCCTTCTCCCACACCACATACGGCGTGTCCCGCTCTTCAGCGATGCGGTACGCCATGCCGGTGACGTCGTTGCCGAGGTTGTTCTTGATAGGCAACACCAAGCGCCGCTTCGAGTCTTCGGGGCAGCGAGCCACGACATAAGCGGCGCGTGCCGCCGCGACGAAGGCGAGCGACCCGGTGACGCGGCTCAACGCGCTCCCAGCCTGCGCCTTGTTGAGGTGCGACACAGCGACGATCGCAACGCCATGCCCGGCTGCCATCTGCGCGAGGGGCGCCAGCAGAGCGCGGATGTCGGCGTTCTTGTGACTGTCCGTCCCGCCGAGATAGGCGGACACGGGGTCGATGACGATCAGCTTGCAGTCGCCGATCTTCTCCAGGAGTCCAGCCAATGGCACGACATCGGCTAACGTGAAGCCGCGCTCGCTATTGTCCTCCTTCACCGACTGCAGATATTCGATGCGCGCGACATTCGCGCCCGCCATGTCCAGTCGCGGGCGGATCGTGTCGGCGGGATCGTCTTCTCCCGAGACGAGAATCGCAGAGCCGAGCGGGCAGCTGGCTCCATCGGGCCAAGTCCGTGCCGTCGTCACGTGCGCCATCAGGCTCGCTGTCAGCATCGATTTCCCGAGTCCGGGGTCGCCTGCGATGATCGTCAGCTTCCCGAGCGCGATGCGCGGACGCCATAGCCAATCGATCGGTTTAGGCTCGACGCTTGCCATACAGATCGAGTGCGCTTTGGGTGCGGTGTTGAAATCCTGAGCATCCGCGAGGCGTTCGCGAATCGCCTCATGACCGCAAACTCGCGCCATGTCGTTGAAGTCTGATGGCGCGCCGGTCATCGATCGAACTCCGGAAGCGCGAGGCGGCCGCCGACTGAGCGTGCAGCTCGTTCCGCCGCTTCGCGCCCGGGATTGCGGCCCATGCGCGCTTCGGTGCTTCTGTCGTCGTCCGCGCACACGATGATCGTCGCGGTCGGGTACTTCTTGCGGAGCGCGATCGCTACCGGCTCAAGATTGCCCGCGTCGAACGCGACCGCTACAGGGGCATTGCTCGCCTCATGGAGGCTCGCCCCTGCCGCAAAGCCCTCGCAGATCGCGAGCGAGTCGCGCACCGGACCTCCGATTCCGAAGTAGAGGCCTTTCTTGCGCGCGCCTTTGAGGTATCGCTTCGTGCCGTCTTCCGCGATGGTCTGGATTGAGCGCAGCGTCCCGGTGCAGTCGCGCATGGGAACGATGAGCAGACCGTGACGCTGCCGGCAGCCATACGGAAGGACGCTCTTCGCGACTAGATATGGGTGATAGGCATCGGCTGGCGCCGCTTCATCCCATATCCGCACAGCACGTCGTTGGGCTCCCGCCTGCTCCAGCTCACGCTGCTTGCTCGCCTCTGCGACACGCGCCTCGATCGTCGCGAAGTCGGTCGCAGTGAGAGGCGAGGGTCCGCTCGCATGCCAGCGTTGCGAGAATCCCGTCGACCAGGAGCCAAAGCACCCTGCCAAGACCGCTCCGTCGAAGAGCACGTACCAACCATTCCGCTTGCTGGCTCTATCGCCCTCTATCCGGACGCGATGAATTTGCCCGTCCGGCTCGACGGAATCGACGATCAAGCCGCTGGAGCGCATCGCATCCGCGAACGCGCGCAGCGCGTCGACACGGCCCAAGTTGCGATCGAGTGCGGAGAGAGTAGAATTGATTGCGGAGTTACTTGATTTGCGCCGAACGCCGCCTGCCAGCGGCGTTCGTCGTTTCTGAGGCCAAGTCATGCAGAGCCCTCCTGATCGCTCGTGATGCCAGCGTCGGATAGGTTGCTCGTGCAGAACAATGGGAAACCATTAAAGCGCGCTAAAAGCGGGCTACGAGCGATCCCTACTAAGGTCATGGGCTGCCATCCGCCGCAGCGCGAGGAAGCGTCAGACCAAGGACATCGTGCTGTCGCAGGGCAATACGCAGTTGGCGGACTAAGTTGCGACCGCCTTCGAGCGTCGTTTCGAGCGTGACGATCGCGGGTGCGTTTGGACTCTCGTCGCGCCACGAATCAAGCTCACGGACTAAGCCGCCGGCGAGCGCGCGAAGATCCTGCATGATCTCGTCTGGCGCTCTGCCGTAGAGCACGCGGGCCGCAGCGGTGCGGACTTCGGTGGCGGTGGCGTTCATGCCGCTGTCCTCAGGCTCTCGATGTAGCGGATCAGACCCGCGCCGGTCGCCAACGAGCGCGAGCCGATCTTAACTAGCTCGACGTCGCCTTTTGCCACCATGGAGTAGAAGGTCGTGCGGCCGATATCGCCGAGGAATTTGCGGGCGACTTCGATCGGATAGAGCTGGTTCGCACGCAGCTCAGGGCTTGCGGTGTTGTGTTCCACGGTATTCGCTCGCGAATGCGAGGGTACATCCCACGCTTTCGAGGCGAACCGTACCGACGGGACGCGCGCATCCGGAAATGCGCGTCAGCTAGCAGGTTTGTCGCGTCCTGGCCAGCCGTGTTGCGCCAGTATCCGACGCGCTTGCGGAGCGCCGATTCCTAGCGTCGACGCGAGGTCGACAACGACGATATCGCGGTCCTCAGATCCCTTTCGCTTGATGGCAGCAGCAATTGCGGCCGATCGCGTGTTTGGAACGAGTGGATCGTAGTGCTTGCCTTTCCCCTTCCGCGCGTTGCTCTGCGAACTGCGCTTCGCCTCGGCGATGATTTTCGGATAGTCGAGGACTCTCGATGCAAGTTCGGCGGCTTGATGCATTACTTCGGCCGGCACCGGGATGTCACCTCTCGATATCACCCAAAGAAGGATTGCACCCAAGTACTGCGCGTCGGACATTGGCACGTGCTTTACGAGCCCGTATCCGTCAAGCCAAGCCACATTGGTGAGATCCGGCAAGGCCTCCCCATTTGAAGATAAAACGGGCAATACGTCGCGGCGCAGATGTGACGTCGCTGACTGAGCCGGGTTGATTACTTGACCGATCATCGCGTATTGAGCTTGCTTCGACATGGCTAGGGCGGCACCGTCCTTGGCGCTCGTAGTCCTAAAGTCTCGCCTCGGACGGCTTCCGCGAAACCCAGCCGAATTGTGGGTTGTTCTTGTATCCGATCGCAGACGTCGCCGCTAAAGCGACGCGCAGCAATATCCGCATTGAGTGCGCCAGCATTTCGCCCTCTTCTGTATTTCTAGCGATGTTAGCCGCCATGTCGTCGCACATGTCTATGACCATGAATATTCCGGTCGCAAGGTCTTCGATGTTCGGAGCGCTGTGTACGGAGAAAACCGTCTCTCCAAAAAGCGGCAGCTTGAAGAAACCCAGAGTGTTGATTGCTTGGTCTTCCCTCATGAGCGGCCACCTCGCGCCTTGCCGCGCGATTTCTTGCGCCGACGGCTCTCTCGCAGCAGGTCGTTACCCTTCGCTTCCAGCGCGCCGACAAAGATCTCCTGAAGTTTCCAAAGAAAGCCCTGGATTTCACCGCGGCGCCAATGATCAGAAATCACCTCGCCGCCGATCTTGCGACGCAGGAGGGGATCCATGGGATCGAACATGGCCTCGACGATCTCAATCAGCTCGCCGTGGTCTTGCACATCCTTTTTTGAGGAGGGCACACGACCGACAAGATAACTTGCGAACTCGACCGCGGCTCGATGGCCGATGTCAGAGCCGGCGTCGTACGCGAGATCCTGCACCGAGTACGAGTAACCGGAGCTCCTCGACACCGAATTCTGCACTAGCGCCGCCGCGCTCTTCGGTGACCAGGCGATACGAGGGGAATATTCGGCCCGCACGAAGCTCAGCGCGTCGAAGTCCGGTTCTCCCTTCGAAATCGCTGGTTTGCTCGCTGATACAATTTTGGTTGCCATTGATCGTCCTCCTAAGACGATTGGTGGAAGTCCGGCCGGTCGTGGTAGCGCACGCCGGCCGGGCGATTTACCGGCTTGCGCCGGATGCCTTTCGACGCAGCGGAACGATGTTCGCCTTCCCACTGCGCAACTTGTCCAGGTAGTCGGCCCATTCCTGCATCATCTTCCGACGCTGGTCGAGGTAGTGCGCTTTGTTGTACGTGCCGCGGATCGTGTCGGGATCGCCATGTGCTAGCTGTCGCTCGACCCAATCCTTCTCGTAGCCTTTCTCGTTGAGCGCTGTGCTGACGAGGTGCCGAAAACCGTGCATGGTCTGCCGGCCCTTGTAGCCCATGCGATGCAGCGCAGCCGTCACCGCGCCGTCGCTGATCGGCTGCCGTGGATCGTTGCGGCCGATGAAGACGTGTTCGAAGGTCCCGGTGAGGCGGTGAAGATCGCGAAGTAGGTCGACGGCCTGATGGGGTAGGGGCGTGTAGTGCACGTAGCCGCGCTTCATGCCCTCGCGTCCCTTCGGAATCGTCCAGAGTGCATCATCGAGGTCAACCTCGGACCACAACAGCGTCCTTGTCACGCCGGGACGGTTCGCCGTGAGCAGTGCCAAGAGGCAGCAACCCTTGGTAATGGGCGAGCCGCTATAGAGGTCGAGCGCACGAAGGAAGCCCGGCAGTTCGTCGAGCGTCAGATGCGCCATGTTCTTCGATTCAGGCGCGTGCGCAGCGACCGCACCCAGCGACTCGGCCGGATTTTCCTTGGTCAGCCCGCGCGCGATTGCGAAGGTGAAGATCGCGTTGAGCCACTGGCGGGTCTTCTTCGCGACGTTCATCGCGCCGCGCTTCTCGATGCGCTCGACGACGTCCGCTAGCTCAAGGGGCGTGATGCCGGCGATGGGTCGCTTGCCCAGAGGAGGCAGCAGATCCTTGTCGAGATAGGCGCGCGCCTTCTCGGAGGTCGCGGACTTCCATCGAGGCAGGTTGAATTCGTACCAGGAATTGGCGACGCCACCGAAAGTCGATGACACGTAGTGGCGCAGGGCGAGTCTCTGTTCGCGTCGATGCTCGGACGGGTCTTTACCCTTCGCGAGGATGGCGCGCGCTTCCTCGGCCTTGTCGTCTGCTTTCTTGAGCGACACCAACGGATAGACGCCAACGCTCAGCATCTTTTCCTTGCCGCCGTAGCGGTAACGGAAACGCCAGTACTTCGCTCCGTCAGGCATGACGAACAAACACAAGCCTCGGCCAGCAGCGAGCTTGTAGGGCTTCTGGCGCGGTTTCGCGCTGCGTGCCTTGATGTCGGTGAGCTTCTCAGCCATGCCGAGTACGCTTTACGGTTGCTACCCTTGAAGCTACCCCTTATTTGGTCCGGCTGCAAGCGGTACGCTGCGAACAGCGGCGAACGTGCGCGCATAAAAAAACCCGCTTATTAGGCGGGTTTCGTGGACTTCGGCGGACTCTGGCGAACGTCGGCGAATGAGTACTTGGTGCCCA